ACAAAGATTACTAATATCTTTTATTTTACTCATTTTATTGTTTCCTCTCTCTTTGGTTTAATAAACTAGTCTCTTTCCATTGGTTTAAATCCTCTTTTAAATCAATGATTCTTATTTGTTGTAGACTTACTATAAGNCCACAGATTAAAATGATTTCTAGGTACATTATAAAGCCTCCTTGCTTATGTCTATTTCTACCATATTACCCGAAAGAATTACTTTGTTAGGGTGGGTAATATTGGTTAATTCAGTAAATTTTGAATGGTCAGTTTTTAAACTACCTTTTTTACTTTGATACGTGTTATATATATCAGCATAAATTGAATTGTTCTTACTGAACTCATATTCTTTACCATTCATAATATGGACATCATATGTTTTTTTATTGATTTCAATATCTTGCCATGTCTCTTCATAACCTTCTTTTTTAACTATTGCTAATATTTCAATCTTTAATTGATTAATAGTTTTATTATCTAATTTTAATTCGTTTTGCATTGTTTACGCTCCTCTTTGTTTTTGATCGATTGGTGTTAATATTTCAAGTATTCTATCTGTAATCTTTGGGATTAAGCGCTTGTTTATATGCTCGGCTTCTTCTTTATCATGTTCTCTATTATATCTAATAGATTCTAAAGCGCTACTTGATACATGAGCGCCACCCCTTGAATACATCTGAGCAGTTTCATTTAATATATAAAACCTCTTCAGTAGTTCGCAAAGTTCCCAACCCTCTTTTTCTGAATATGGGGTTTCAACTAGTCTAGGTTCTGTACCATTCCATTCAGTAAAAAACTCACTCATAAAATTGGTTGCGTGTTCGTGTGAGTTTATATCATTAGCTAATTGAGGTTGTTTATTATGCGTATAGGTTTCAATGTATCCGAAACCCCAATACCAATCGCAATCCCAACTAGGAGACTGTAACCAATAATATGTCCCCTCTTTATCTTTACCCAATAAATAAACATCTTTATTAAATGCGTGTTTTTTTGTCTTTCTCATTGTTGTCAATCTCCTCTATTTAGTTTCTAAATCGTTTGTAATTGGGTTAAAAAATCTGATTGTTTCATTATCTCCGAAACTATCAGCAGATATTTTAAATCTGCCATCTTTCAGGCTCTCCACTTTAAAGTCTCTTAAGGTTTGATTAAAAAATTGCATAGTGTCTTTACTAAAGAAATATGGCGCTTTTTCTTTGGTCAATCTCTTTATTTCATATATTGTAGGTTTTCTCATTTTTAATTGCCTCCGTTGGTTAAAAAGTCTGTTAAATCTCCAAATTCAAAGTCTATTTCTTCATCAATAAAGGGTAGTTCATCAGTATTTATTATGTGATATGGTTCTATTATTAGGCTTTTATGCTCTAATAATGAATTATATAGATAGTTTTTTAATATGGATTTGACTTTTGTTTTTCCTAACCCCTTGAGAATAAGTGTTTTTATATCCCTCATCCTATTTTTTCCCCCTTAAAAGAGTTTCATCTCTCTTATGTCTTGCTTCTTCTAAAGTATTGGCAATACATGAGAATAGCTCTCCGTTATAGTTTCTAAAATCGTATTGAACTTTTTGTTTAGCCTTGCGACCTCTACCACTTGTAAAGTATTCAAAGCGTTCTTCTCCGTTAGTTTGACAATTACTAACACCGTTGGTATCCATGTATGTTTTCAAAATAAGCCTCCTCAAGCGTATGATTTGTTTGTCATTGTTGACTACTAAACTTACCAACGAATCAAAGCAATGCAATGAACTATTTGAAATTATATATATAGAGACTATCACAAGCCGAGGGAAGAGACTATAAAGCATTAATTGACATGATCCAGGATAAGTGCAGCTATAATTGAAGTTAAAAGGGACGGCAGGAATAGAATTGATTTAAATAATTATAAGGTGTTTGCAAGGTGGGACGGTGATTTCAGGACGGCAGACCACCCCCCCCCATACCCGACATTGTGCGAGGGCAGGGGTATATATGTTAGTCTCTGTACATATTTCAGAGCAAAACATTTTTTTCTTAAATTAAACAATATAAAGAATTAACTATTTTATTTCATGTTATTTCCATCATATATTCCAGACGATTTGAAAGATGCACACCGTAAAAAATCTACGAAGGAAATGGAGAAGTCGGCTGTCAAAAAGGCGGTAAAGAACCTGCATGACAACGAATACTATGCCAATTTCTTAAACACCTTACAGATCGACACAGGTAAAAAGGTACGCTTTACAGAAGACAAGAAAGATGCTTTCTTAAAGACAATGGTAGATTGTCACGGATTTCCTTCGATAGCGGCAAATAAGATGGGGTATTACTACGGTAGTGTTCAATATGCGATGAAGAAAGACCCCCAGTTTGCACAAGCAGTGGATGTCCTCCGTAAATCATTTAACCAAGAAAGGTTAGATGGTCTTGAAAAGTTATCGTATGAACAAGCATCAGAGCCGAAGAACACGACAGAAAGGATTTTTCAGTTAAAGTCCTTAGACCCCCACAAATATAGGGACAGAATGCACAATACAAACACACAGGTTAATGTAATGGTCGCAGGGATTACACCTAAAGACCGTGCCAAAATGATTAAAAACGTAAAATGAAGTATTATCCGTACGGTGTAAATGATAAAGGTGATATACAGTATTTGTCTCCCAGGGACTTCTTACTGGACATATTGCGTGACTTATACGGACTAGATCAAGTAGAATCTAGGGAAATTGTCGATGTGGCAATTAAAATATTTAAGTTAGAGACGGACGGTAGTTTGCCGATTAATTGGAAAGAGTTATATAAGAATACAGCATGAATGATGACATCTTAGTAAGTTATAAATTTCCTGATGGTACGGTAACCGAGCCACTTCCGCATCAACAGGAGTACCACCTATATACTGGGTGGTCTAAACATCATTTAATGGCAGGAAGTTTAGGTACAGGTAAAACTGAGGCCATGTGCATGGAAGCGATCCAACAAAGTGCAGCTTACGAGAATAACTTAGGCTTAATGGGACGTAAGGTACTCGATGCGTTCAAGAAATCAACACTAATTCAACTACTGGACTTAGCAGGTGGTTTTGTTTCCAAGCACAGGTCTCAAGATAGAGAGATTATCTTTAAGAATGGTTCAAGGATTGTGTATATGGCTTTGGACGACTCTAGAGACTCGATACAGCGTATTAAGTCAATGAATCTAGGTTGGTATGCCTTTGACCAGTTAGAAGAGGTTACGGAGAGTACATTCATTGCTGCAGCAGGTCAATTAAGAAAGAAGGGTGTAATGCGTTGTAGTTTTCATACGTGTAACCCTGCAGGACATGATTGGGTATGGAAGAAGTTTAAACAACATAAAGAAAAGCAAAATAAGACAAAAGGGGACTATCGGTTGATAGAGACCAGGACTTGGACACCCGATGCACCTGCGCCAGAGACCGATGAAGAGGTAAAGGTGTATAGTGATAATCCACACTTACCTGCAGATTATATTAAACATTTATTATCGATGCCTGATATGTGGGTTAATCGTTATGTCTATTGTAGTTGGGACGATTTTGCAGGTTTGGTTTATCCGATGTTTGACGAAAAGATTCATGTTGTTAACCACTTTGAAATGCCCAAGTGGTGGAATAGATATGTGGTATACGACTATGGTTATAAAAACCCGACCTGCATTTTATTTGCAGCAGTAGACGATGAAAAGAATATTTTTATTTATGATATTATTTATGGCTCAGAAATGCGCATAGATGAAGTAGTTCCAATGGTAGAAGATAGATTAGAGACAGGCGTGGACTATGAGTTTATTGCTGACCCCTCAATCAATAGAACAGAAAGGGACGGTCATTCTATTGCTGATGAGTGGGAAGAATATGGTATTGAGTGGGAGAGAGCAAATAATGATAAAAGAGCAGGATTTGATCGGGTAGCACGCTATTTGGCGACCGATAAGAATGGTCACTGTCAATTAAAGTTCTTTGATGTAAGAAATATGGGGTTTCTTTTAGACGAAATAATGGATTACAAGTGGAAAGAATTAAAGCATGGGCATAGCCAGAAAAGCGCACCAGAAGAGCCTGTGAAAAAGAATGACCACGCAATGGACTGTGTTAGATATTTAGTCCATGCGGTAGAAGGTTCAAATAAACCAAAACGCAAGAACTCGTACCGAACACCGAGCTTCTTTAAACGCACAACAAGTTGGATGGGTACATGAGCGATTTAGCATATTTACATGAAGTATATCAAGCAATGCAGAGCGGTAATAGAACATTTATGCAAGCTGCAAAAGAATCTATGTATTTTTATACAGGTGGGTACGGAACTGGACAATGGGATAGTTCCGACATATCAAAACTAAGAGCTGAAGGCCGTCCTCCTCTTCAGCTTAATATTATTCTTCCAAAGGTAAACTTAGTGACTGGTATTGAAAGACAAGGTAGAACATCATACCGTGCCAGACCTGTAGAAATGAATGATGATAACGAAGCGAAACTTATTACTTCTCTTTTATATCATTTAGAAAACAATCAATCGTTAAACAATGTATTTAGTCGTGTCTTTAAGGACGGTGTAATTACAGGTAGAGGATGGGTAGACTTATCTGTAGAAGCAGGCGAATACTTTGATAGTAAGATTAGCATCAGAAGAGAGTCCTGGATGAATGTACTAATGGATCCAGAAGCGACCACTCCTGATTGTTCACAGTGGGGTAGACTAGCAAGAACCAAGTTAATCTCTATTTCTAAAGCTAAAAATATGTTTCCAGATGCACTGAGAGATGTAAAGAATGCTGAAGATATACAAGAGTCATTAATTGGTGAAGAATCCTTAACTGGTGTACAGTTGGGTGATAAATATAAGAATGTAGACCCTAACTACGGTTTTAAAAGCATGGAAGCCTATAACATGGATGCGCATCGCAAGAAGATTCGTATTATAGAGTTATGGGAAAGAGAGTATGAGAAAGAATTTTATTTAGTGAATCCACAAACAGGGAGGTTTTCTCAGGAAGGTTTTAAGACCAAACGTAAAGCCAATGAAGCAATTAGAAGTATTATGGAAAGACCTGAGATGGAAGTTGCTCCTGTAGAATTAAATGTGGTGTCTAAGAGTGTTCCGAAGACCTATGTAACTGTATTTGCAGGTGCAAGAGTCTTACAGGAAAAAACACCAAATCCATATAAACATAATCAGTTTCCATTAATACCGTTCTTTTATACGTTTGAAGACTCTGGTGATAATGTAGAAACATTTGGAATGGTTGAAAATTTAAAAGACCCTCAAAGAGAAAAGAATAAGCGTAGGTCACAAGCCTTAGATATTATTAATCGTTCTCCAAAGGGTGGTGGTATCTTCACAGGAAATAAGGTTACTGCAGACCAAATGAATAGAGCTTCAGCGAATGGAGAATGGATAGGTATACCTGGATTCAAAGGTAGAATATCTGATTTTATGAGTCAATGGTCTAATCAGCACACAGCACTTGTACCAACGATTGCTTCGTTTGAACAGAGAAGCGACTTTGATGCGAAAGAAATCAGTGGTGCGACAGATCCAATGATGGGTATAGCAACCAGTTCTACAGAATCGGGACTTGCAGCTCAAACTAGGATTCGTCAGGGTATGAATACCTTAATGGAACAAATGGAGAACCTAGACACTTGTAAAAAGAATACATTAGAAATGGCAGTGTCTAATATGCAACAGTATTATTCTGTAGATAAGATACAAAGAATTATAGGAGCTGAATTTGATAAGGTGGAACCTGAAGAACAGGCAGAAGTCAATCAGATCATCAGCCAATTTTTGGACAACTTCTCAACAATGGAGTTTGATGTGGTCTTAGACCAGGGTCAAAATACTCCAACGATGAGAGCGTTAATGGCTAACCAAGTTGGGGAATTAGTACGAAATGGGTACGCTAGTTTATTCCCACTTTTCGTTGAACTATCCGACATGGAAGCATCCGATGAGATACTGGAGAAATTTGAGCAAGAACGCCAAGCTCAAGTCCAGTCGCAACAACAACAACAAAAACCCCCACCAAAAGGTGGAGAAGGAGTAATGCAATAATGAGTGAATCTAAGTTTCAATATATTGATGAGGAAAAGGAAATGTCTGGTGAAGAGTATAGCGACTCTAACGTAGAAGAATCCCCGACCAATAACGAGACAGAGGTTGAAGCAGAATCAACCGAGACCCCAGAAACAGCAGAGCAAAAGTTACAGATAGGCGAGAATCAATTTGATTCCGTTGATGACCTTTTGAAGTTTGCTGAAGAAAGGGATAAGTCTTATGCTAATCTACAAAGCCTAAATGGCAGACAAACCAATGAACTTGGTGATTTGCGTAAAATGGTCGAAGAACTAAAGGAGTCAATGGAACCTGAAGAGGAACCAGAGGCAATCCCTGAGTTTGATGAATACGACCCTGCAAAGCAGAAAGAGTACATTGAGTTTATGGCTGCTAAAAAAGCACAAGATATGATCGATCAGAGGTTCCAAGCTGAAGAAGCGAAGAAAGCTGAGACAGAGTATAATGGTGCTATGGATGCTATGATGAGTGATTTCATTGAAAAGAATCCAGGTTTAGGTCAAGAAGAGTTAGCAAAGATTGCTGCTTTTGGCGATGAAAGGGGCATCACCTTTATAGAGGATGCCTATAATGTTTATAACATTCAGAACAAACCTGTTAAGGATGTTACGAACTCAGAGATAGATAAAGCGAGAAAAGCAACGGAAGCAACCAAGATACCGACCACACTGTCTAATGTTAGTACAGGAAACGAGTCGGACACAGATTACGATAATCTAAGCCCTGAGCAATGGAGCAATTTATCCCCTGAAGTTCGTAGGAAAGCCTTAATGGAAGTTACTTCTGGATTTTAATTAGGAGAAAAAAATGGCTACAGTTTCACATAAAGAAGGCCCTTTTGATTCATCTTCTGGTTTCGGAAATACATCTCCACAAACTGATGCAATGCCTGGTGGTATAATGGCTGCAATGATTGACACTGCTGTACAAAATTTAGCAGCAGACGATATTTGGCAAGCTATGACAGTACCTGCAGGTTCTATTGTTGTCGCAGTTGGAGCAGTAATTCTTACAGCAGAAGGTGGTACACTAACTATTGATGTTGGTGACGGTGACGATGTTGATGGATTCTTAGATGGTTCTAACGGTAATAGTGCAGGAGCATCTTATAGTAGTATCAACGGAACTACTGCTTACAGTGGTGGAAGATATTACTCAGCAGAAGATACCATTGATGTAAAAGCACTCAACAATGCTGATGCAGCAAAGATTGTTGTCTGGTGTAAATTCTTCAAAACTAACCTTAACTAATAGGAGTCAATAATGGCAGCAAATTGGGCATCAGGCCTACAAGTTTCACGATGGGCTAAAGAACTCCAGAGTGAAGTTAGCAAAGGAGTTTACTTTAGTAAATTCATGGGTGAAGGCCCAGGAAGTGCAATTCATGTAAAGCAAATGGAAGAAGGCAAAGGTAAAGATGTTACTTTTGGTCTTGTTTCTCAGCTTTCAGGAAGTGCAATTACTGGTGATTCATCATTAGAGGGTAACGAGCAATCGCTATCTACCTTTTCAAACACAGTTAGCACGAATCAAAAAAGGTTAGCTGTAAGAGATACAGGTAAATTCGCAAACTCTAAAGTGCTTTATGATTTCAGAAGTACTTCCCTAGATCTTCTCAAAACACAATACTCAGAGTTGATTGATGCAGATATTTTTTCTGCTTTATCAGCAACAAGTGGTACTCACGCTTATTATAGAGCAGATGCTGCTCTTTCTGTGTATGCAACTTCTGATCCGAAAGCAGCATTAGCTACTAACGATTCAATAACCTTAGCTGATATTAGTGCAATGAAAACACTAGCTCAGATAGGTGGATCTGCTAACTACAGAATGAGACCAATCCGTGTAGACGGTAACGACTACTATGTATTGGTATTGCATCCTGAAGTTGCTTACGATCTGTTTGAATTAGAAGCATTTCAGAAGATTCAAAGAGAAGCTCAACAGAGAGGTGATAGTAATCCATTGTTTAAAGGTGCTTTAGGTATCTACAATGGGGTTGTGATCCACGCTCACGAAGGTGTAAACACTTTCGATAACGGTGGTGGAGCGGCTGTAAAAGGTGCTAGAAACCTTTTCATGGGCGCACAAGCAGCTTGTTTTGCAGAATCATCTGATATGATGTGGGTAGAAAAGACCTTTGACTATGGAAACCAACTTGGTATTTCAGCAGCAAAGATCTATGGTGTAGACATTAGTGACTACAACAGCAAAGACTACGGTGTCATTCAGTATGTAACAGACAGAACTGATCTAAGCTAATCAATAACCGAAGAGGGGGATTAATCTCCCCCTCTTTATTGGGAATATTATGACCTTAACAGAAATAACAACAGAAGTCAGAAACATTACAGGAGTAGACTCTACCTCTGTTGTCTCTGATGCTGTTATACACGACCTTATCAACGAAGCTCAGTATCAACTTTGTGATGAGGCAAATCTATTGCAAGGGTATGCAACTCGTAATTCAGTTGTAGATACGAGTGAGTATCCAATGAAGACCAGTAACTCAGATGTTGTAACCGATTGGTCTATTTATCAGACAAACTTGACAGGGGGAACGACTGCAACTACATCCTTAGATCAAATGACAAGAATCTTTAGAGTCGAATACGATGGTAGTATTTGTCAAAGAATTGGTATTAATGAGATAAGTGATATACCTGATGATTCTTCTATGAGTAATATCACTACAGATAAGGCTTATTACATCCATGATGATAAGATAGGAATCTTTCCTACACCTACTGAAGTGAAAGAGATAAAAGTTTATTATTATCGATTACCGCATAAGATGTTTCAAGATGCTACCTGTGACTTAACGAATAGTAGTGCTGATATAACAATAGACAGCACAACATTACTGAGAGAAGGTATGAGCGTTACAGGTGAAAAACTTTCAGGAGAGTATTTTATACAAACCATCTCAAGTTCTACAGCGTTTAGATTAACTGCTAGTGCAACCACTATAGATGGCGCAGGCCACACTAATACAACACTTGCATTTAGTAAGCCAGAAATAGATGAGCGTTATCAAAGAATGCTTATATACTATCCCTGTTGGAGAGTATCAGAGAGGCTTAGAGACCTAAATTTAATTTCATATTTTAAAAACGAATGGTTAGAACAAAAACAAAGAGTTCTCCTTGAAAGACAATCAAGAGATGGTAGTACAATTCTAACTGTTCCTTATAACGACTTTTAATGGCTAGAAAAACTATAAGAGATTTTTCAGGTGGATTAGTTACTTATCAATCTGAACTAGATTTATCCGACAATCAATTCCAAGAGTTTGATAATGCTATCAATACCAAAAGAGGTAGTATTACAAAGAAAGGAACAGATGTAGATCAGTCAAGTGCAAATTCTGGCTTAGTAGTTTCTAATACAGAGTTTTTACGCTACCGAACTGAGAAAGATGCTAGTGGGAATGATATTAGTACACAATGGTGGACAGCCGCAAATTTAGATAAAACGTATAGGGTTGATGTTGCGGATGGTACTGCAGGCTCTTGGGCTACGGTAAATACTTATACTACATTAGGCAATGAAATGATTGCTACAGGTGACTTTGCTTCTAATTCAAACTGGGGCTTTGGAACTGGGTGGAGTTTTGTTAGTGGTGAGGGTGGGACTAATTATGCTCAATACGCTACAGGCTCAGGCACAGGCCTTTTAAAGCAAAATAATGCTGAAATGCCTATTAGTATAGAAAAAAATAAAATATATAAATTACAGTTTACTATTGCAGCCGCAGCTAAAGCCTTTATTACAGTTACAAATTCAGCAAACACTGAAAATTATGTTTCTGTTGCGGGCTATGGTGGAGCGACTTGGACAGTATACTTTTCACCGAAAGCATCTAATGGTGGAATTGGTTTCTTTGCAGCTTTAGCAGATGGAACCGAAACAATATCGTTTACTATTGATAACATTATTCTTAAAGAAATGCCAAAACATGACCTTCTAGTACACAATCAAGTATTAAGAATTAGTGATGGTTCATTTTTAAACGACTCTAAATGGTATGGGCATATTAAAAGAGATTTATTTGGTTCAGGAATTGCTTTAACGCATTATAGATTTAGGACTCCTCCGATGGCTACTGCTTTAAATGCTTGGACAGTAGAAGATACGGAATTAGCACCTCCAGTCGTTGTTCCTATGAAATACGCTTTTGATCAAAACAATGATATTAACGCAGTAAACGAAGTAGGTATTTTTGTTCATTATCCAGATGAAGAAACGCAAAATAGCGACCTTATAGATACTAAGTTAATTCCTGATGCTGCAGCAAATACTTTCTCTTCTAAAGATAAGTATACAGTGTCATTTTTATATGACTATGTTCAAGAAAGTGAGCTTGCCAGAGATGCAAATGGAGATATTGGGGTTTTCCCTCAAAACGCTCCTCTTTCTTCAGGCGCTAGGTGTCCTGGTATTCAGCTAGTTGTTGATACTGGTGTAGACCTAGCCAGGTGGAATAAAAGAATTACAGGTATTAATTTATATTGGCAACCCGAAGATGATGTTGATTGGTATTTAGTGACGACTTACGATACTCAGGATGGTTTTTCAGAAGATCCTAGAGCAAAAGATTCAGCTACTTCTACAGTTATTCTCAGGGGAGCAAGTATTACTTCAAATAATGGAGCTTGGATTCCCTGCTTAGAACCTTACGGTGCTAGTGCTAACGATGATTTAGAATTGAGTTCTGATGATACACATCACACATTGACGACATTAAGGGGTGGTAGTTCATGGTCATTTACCAATTCAAACTTTGCCGCTGACAAAGCAATAATAGTTATGCACGAGTTAACGAGTAATGATTTAGCAAACTTTGCAACAGGTCTGAAAAAAACAATTACATATATTGCAAACATAAAATCAATTTCTACAATTACTTTAACTACTGGTACATCAGCAGGTGCGGTGAATTGGGGTAACTGGGTAGGACAAACTTACGCTGATTTAGCAACAGATTATCACTGGGGCAGTCTTACTGGTTTTGTATGCACCGTATCTACAGATAAGCTTGCTACTTGGTATTTACCAAACGATGGTTTAAAACTTGCTACATATAACTCACTTACAGGAAGAGCTGCAGAAACTAGATTAAAACCAATTAAATGGAATACAGCAACTGTTGTTGGTAATAAAGCATTTTATGCAAATATAGATTTTAAGGATGAGAATGACCAAACACTTCGTGAAAAGAATCGCATTGTCTTTACTGATAACTTTAAGCTCGATGAAGCCGTGGTGGGAGCCAAGTTTGTTGATGTTGGTAAGAATGATGGCGATGAAATAACTGTATTACATTCTTCTCAGAATAGATTATATGTCTTTAAAACAAGAAATATTTATATCTACAGAATACAAAGCGCACAATCTGCGAACTTTATTTTAGAAAGACATATTGCAGGTATTGGTTGTTTACATAAACACGCAGTAATAGATACACCTTATGGTATTTGCTTTGCAGATAATAAGCAAGTGAGTCTTATCCGTGGCACGGAAGTATCTGAACTCTCTCTTTTAATCAGAGATACATATCAAGGGTTAGATTCTACTCCAAATACAGGTGGTTTTTCTTTGGGTTATCATCCAATTATTAACACGCTTATTTTTAGTTATGGGTTTACTGGTGCTTTAGCTATAATGTATGCTTATAATTTTGATACACAGTCTTGGTCAAAGTTTGATGATTTCACAGGGTTATATCGTAGTCAGTTTTTAGTATCAGATAATCAAGAATTACAAACACTAGATCTCAACACAGATAAAGTAGTAAATCTATTTAGTAGTACATCTAATGATACATCATCTACAATGAAATTGAAGACAAAGAGATTTGACTTTGGTTTACCTGATAAATTTAAACGCTTTACAAAATTGCACATTACCTATAAAGGGAGTGGTACAGGTACAGCTATGTCTTATAAGGTGTATATAGATGGCAGTGATACTGCAGCTATTACACAAGAAATGGTTGAGCATTCTACGTTGCAAACATATTCTAGTATTGTGAATGAATTAGGAAAAACCATTGAGATTGAAATTTATGGAGTCGAAAGCAATGTTCGCATCGATGGCATAGATGTTGATTATGATATAGAAGGGAGTAATCCATAATGGAAGAAACCATTGAGACACTTACCGATGGTAAGCAAGATAAAATTTTTAACCTTAAACAAGGATTTTTTAGTCCTCAAGAAGGTAAAGACACAGATATTGGAATATGCACTAAAGAAGGTAAATTTTACTTAGCAGTAAAGCTAAATGAAGAGTGGCATTTCTCAGAAATTAAAAAAGCAAAGGATTTATAATGGATGAACTACAAAAAGCACTAGATGGTATTGATAAGATGCCAATGATTTCTAAGTCAGCAAAGGATAAGCTAAAGCAAGATGNAAGAAGGAAATACGCTTTAAGAACTCAAGCAGGAGCGGTTAGAGATCCAGAAACAGGATTATTTAAAGCAAATGATGGTAAACTATATGAGACTTTAGAAGAAGCTCAAAGAGGTTCTGAGGAAGCTCGTAGAATGGCAGAGCTTCAAGAAACCGAAGATAAAACAGAAGAGCAACTTGGAGAACTAGAAAGTCTTATTAAAAGGTCTGGTTTCGCTCAAAAACAAATGGCAGAAAGGGTTGGTGCTAGGCAGCAAGGTCAGCTTAT